TGCCGCCGTAAATGTAATTGAGCCGGAAGATGTGAGTGTAAAACTATAATTACGCGGGCCGTTTTGACTTCCTGAATATTCAAGACCAGTCACCTGGAAAGAACCGCTAAATTTATCACCACTTTCAAAGGTAATTTCATAGTTATCTAACGTCTTGTTCATTGCCGACGTTTGCACAGAAACCTCAGTGCTTGTGTCAGTGAAAACACCGTTTCCAGATACATCAACTCCCGTTGTACCAGCACCAGCCAACAGTTCACGCCACCCACTACTATCTTTATTCGTGATTTCAACAGGTTCGCCATTAATAGAAATTGTATGATCCAAACCACCCGCAATTGTCGTGAATGTTTCACTTGTTGCACCGTCACCGCGCTTAACTACGAACGAGCGACCTTTTTCTGCTGCCATGTTATTTCTCCTTTATGGCTATGCCCGCCGCTAATGCGGCTTTTGCTAAATGGCGGGGCAAGTCATGCACACCGCGCACAAAGTTGACCGATTGCCTTTTATTCAAGACAACGGTTTGGTTTTTCGTAATGTTCACTCTGATTTTCTCGGGGAAAGGCTCTATCTTCCGCCTCACACGCCCGAATAACTGCTGTAATGGGCCTGATACCGCCCGTATGTCTTCAAGGTTTTCCTTGCGCCACTTATCCAGATACCAGTCAATATCAACGTCTTGTTTCGCGTGGTTTCCCGTGCAGTCACAACCACAAAGCAAAATAGGCGCACAGCCCATTTCCCGCGCTGTTCTTGCGGCTAAAATGATGCTTAAAACACCCGTTTCATAAGGCATTTGCACATCAGATTCAGGAAACCGGCTTAACGTCACGCTATTTGAGGGCTTTATGAACTCGAACGTGTGTCTATCGTTGTAAACCGTGTAATCTGTTTCAATATCCGCATCGTAATGATTTACGGCAAAAAAAATGGCCCCCGAAGGAACCCTTTTTAAGTCTTTATGTAAACTAGGACCGCCACCAAGTATTGCTGCGACCTTGCCCGAGTGCCTATCTTTAACTCTCAATCGTTATCGCTCTAAACTGAATGACACCATGCCGCGTTTGCCCGTCTGCATCCCTGAATATGCGCGAATTTTCATAAGTAAGGTCCACAAGCTGATTACTCGTTACAGAAAGCGCTTGCCGGTTAAGGCTGCTTTTAATCTGCACGAATATATCGCCTATTTCCTTCTTGCCGTTCGCATCAGACCAAACATGCAGCGTCATAAAGGTCTCACCGCCAACAAAGCTCTTTGTTGACGCGTCCCGTTCTTCAATTTCTCCTAAGTCCACATAAGGAAACGCCGCGTCCTGCGCAGAACCATCAACAATGCTCGCAGACCCCGAAGCAAGCAACGCCGTCAAGCCGCTATTAGCAGCAAGGGCGGTATAAACAGCCTTTTGAACTTCCCAAGACGGTGAACTCATAACCTGCCAGCCTGTCTTAGCGCCCGATTGACCGCAGCTTTTATCTGACCACTAATCCAGCGCTGATTATTCCTGAAAGCAGGGCCAAGCATTGGCTGTGCAGGGCTTTTCTCTGTGCCAAATTCCGAGAAGTGAGCACGCCACCCCGCAAGCTTCCAATTCCTGGCATTGCCTTTTTTCCACCAGCCAACAATCCATTTCATACCGCTAGACCGCTTCGCCTTATGCAGTGACTTTGCAAGGTCGCCTTCATCAACAGGCACATTCTTTAGCGTATCAGCATACATAACGTTCGCGCCGCGCTCTAATGTGGTCTTAACCGGCTTTTGAATATGATCTGGCAACCTTTGAAGCTTGCGGCGCAGTCTGTTAGCGCCCGTCATTCTACTGCGTGACACCGGCTTCAGCCTCGATCGTCAAATACTTCTTTTTCATGTCGCGGTTTTGTGTGGCGCGTATGTTCATGTAAACGCTCCCCCAAACAATCCGCATGGCTGTTGTAATGTCTGTTCTGTGCCTGATTGTAACCAGATACATCTGTTTTGAGGCTAAATGCCCTGTGTCAACCGCCTCAGAACCCCGCACAGGCTTAACCTCTGCCCATACAGTGGGCGTGGTGCTAATATTGCCCCATGCTGTCGTGCTACCACCACCCCCGTCCGGTGTAGGCGTTTCCTCCTCGAAGGTCACGCGCTCGCGCATAGTGCAAATCATAAATCCCTCGGCCACATACGAGACTTAACCAGCGCCTTAGATGTTGGGGACTCAAACGTTTCTGAATCTGTTGGGCAGCGAGAGTCAAACATGCTTGATATTTGGTATAAAATAGCCTGCCTGATAGCCTCGGGAACATCAGAACCCGCCGCACCGTATCCAGCCGTAAAAGAAACCGTTACAGCGTCAACCACAGGGTAGGTAGCAGGCCAAACTTGACCGTAATCCCTTGTAATCCTGCAAGATTGCCATTCGCCACCTAATGATGTTCTATAAACACTTGTTGCGAGCGTTTGGCTAGAGCCTTGACTGTCAAGATAAGTAATCTGACTTACCGCCGTACAAGGTACTTTTGATAACTCAATAACAGAGGGAAAACAGTCCATCTTTAGCGTGTAGGTGCGGCTAATCAGTGGGCGGTTTACCATCTGTTCGATAAGATATGTCGCGGATTCAATCAATGAATCTATTAAATCATCACTGTTAGTATCATCCACACGCAGCCAGTCTTTAGCCTCGTCACGAGTGACAGGATAAACGGAAGGTGTCGAGGTTTCTGTATAGTCGTGATAAATCATAGCAACCCACCAAAAGAGGAAGGGAGGCCGAAGCCTCCCATGTTCTTAGTTTACGATCTCATCAACAGTAGATGCATCATTATCGGAAGCAGGGCCGTAAGATGGATAAAACCCGAGCACCAACGCGCCCGCGTCACTCGTAGCCGTCCCAACCGTCACAGAAAGGCGGATATGCGTGAAACTGTTTGCAATATCCAAATCTTCCTGAGTTACGTTGATAACAGCTTGCTTGTCGCTATCAGTGCCTGCCTGAGTAAGCTGTGTAATATCTGTACCGGACACATCTTTTGCACCCGTTCCAGAACTATCAGTTGCTTGCTCAAACTTAGCGTCAACAGTGGCACTAGTGCCAAGTGTACCCGCCATGACAACGCCCATAAATGCCTTGAACTCAGAAGCATCAATCCAGCCTGTTGTCACAGTACTGGCAGTTGTTACATCTGGATCAATCGCACCAACAATTGCAGCTTGAGCGCTTGGTTTTAGATTTGCGTTTGAAATTGACATGTTTTATTTCCTTTCAATTACGCGCGAGTTGCCAAGCCAACAAAGTGCGACTTAGTAGCGCTACCTTTGTTAGGTGAAACAGGGGCTGTTAAGTGTGGTTGACCACCAAAACGGAAGACCCAGCGGAAGGCATTAACACCGTAATCAAAGTATAGGTGCATTGATTCAGCAAATTGCGTGCCGCCTTGTTTGTAGGCTGTAAAGTATCCCTTAAGGTCAACGAATTGAATATCCCCAAGTGTACCAAGTGTTTCGCAGTGATGACTAAACATAACAGGGCGTCCAAATAGGAAACCACCAGGAGCATTAGTGAAGCCAGAAGCCGGAGGCGTCCAAATAGGCTGATCACCAAGGGTCATTGTCATTAGTTGCGGTAATACGTCTTGATTGACAAACCACACGGAACGCCCGGGATTTAGGTTACGGCTAAACATCTTGGCAACATTTTGAGCATTAATCGTTGTAGCAGTCTGGCCAGACTCTTTAGCAACAGAAACGTAAGCACCGGAGTTTTCAAAACCAAGCGGTTGACCTACGCCCGTACCTTCAAAGATTGAGGCGTTTTGTTTCCAGCGGATTGCCTCGGCTGCGCCCTTTGTCAACAAGTTAGAGAGACGTGGTCCGTCCTGCAACAGCTCGTCAGTAGCTAGGCACATTGCGTAAAGCTCATTGAGCTTAACCGATCGACCGTCGAGGTTCAATTTAGAGGGGGTCATTTGAGATGCTTCAGAGCGCCAATAAGACTGAATGCCCGTTGAACCCCAAGGGGTAGACTCGTCGCCGTTCATATCAATTTGGTTAGAAGAAGTTGGCGTGCTGTCCGTCAATGGTAGCAAGCTCTCCTCGTTATTAACCAGTGACCAAATTTCGCGGCGGAACTCAGCCGGAACCAAGTAACCTGTGTGATTTCCGTCACCTGATTCCTGATGGAAATTCGTAGGGGCAGCAAGTCGATCATCTACAACGCGCATACCATGCGGGTCTGTTGCACGGCAAACAGCAAGTGCGAACTCATGAATATCACCAAAGCCATCAGCGCGCTTATTAGGGTCTTGGTGCGCCTTTTCTCTTTCGTCTTTCACAATTGTAATCTGTGGCGACGCTGCTTTAACCGCTGTAATGCGTGAGGCAAGTCGCTCTTTACTGTCAATTTGAGCTTTCAATTTATCAAATTTTTCTTGATCTGCTTTGTCGGCAGTATCTTCTTCAGCAGTCAGTTCACGATCATCGTCAATCGCGATCTGCAAGCGGCTTTCCATACGCGCGGCCACCTCCTGCGCCTCTTTTTTGAGTAGTTCTAGGCTCATTTGCCTATCTCCTTTCGTGATTAGCCGGGGATGGCCCCAACAAAAAAAGGCCCCCGTTTGGGAGCCTTTGGTTTCGTCCATGTGTGGACCTTGTTAGACGTTTGCCAAGCAACGCCTTGCCGCTGCCTGCCGCCTCATAAGGGACAGCCTCGAACGACTTGAACTGTATTTGGAAACAACCTCTTGCAGCGTCATAACGCCGTCAATCATACCCTTACCCTGGGCCTTATGGGCTGAGACTAGAGCGCCTTCACCGTGGCCGGACGCAACATCTTTCGCGCTAATCCCACGACCGCGCGCAATTGCGTTCAAAAAGCTTTGATAACTTTCGTCAACAGACTCTTGAATTTCTGCTTGAGCTTCTTCTGTTAGCGCCTCATAGGGGTTCCCTAGAACCTTCTTGGGGCCTGCACTAACTAGCGTTGTTTTAAAGCCTATCTTGTCTTCAAACCCGCTTGTGTCAGTGTGTGAAGCATAGACCCCAACAGAACCAACATCAGCAGAAGGGCTTGCATAAAAAGCGCTAGATTGAGATGCTAACCAGTAGGCCGCACTTGCTGCCATAGTTGTTGCCACCGCTACAACAGGTTTACTTTTGCGCGCTTCATAAATTGCATCCGCCGCCTCAGGCGTGCCGTAAACAAAGCCGCCGGGGGATTCTACATTAAGGATAATCGCGCCGATTTTCTTGTCAGCCGCCAAGTCGCGCATTTGTGCGGCAAGACGCTCCGTCGAAGTGCCACTAGAGCCTTTCGGAGATAGTACACCAGATATATTTACAATAGCCGTGCCACCCTGTCGAATAGGGTCATTTTGCTTTGCGGCTTTTTGACCGCCTAGAATAGCTTTAAGCCCGTCCGGCAAGATATTTTCAATAGCCGAGCCTTTCACAACTTCAGGGATAAGGTTAGGCGTTAAGGCCCATAAATTAGTTGTTTCTATCATTCGCTATCATCCTGTGGTGCTGTTTCCCCGCCTGTCATAGTATCGGCTGCACGATTGCTATTCAGAGGCTCGCGCACATCATCCGCCCAAGGCTCGTCTATCTTGGGTAAGCCCTCTTGCGCCCGTCCTTCATTTATGGAGATTGTGCCTGATGTACGGTCAAGAACTCGATTAGAAGCGCGGGTTTTACTATCTGCCCTCAGCAGCCCATCCATATTAAACTTAGGCTTCCAGATTTTGCGCTCGTCGTCAGATAACAAGTCTCGGGCTATCGCTTGTTCTATACGCTTCAGCCAAGGCCGCACCAGATATTTTGCAAAGTCTAAATCTTGCTGTTCAACAGACGTTTTGCCAGCAGATAAGCCAAGACGGTAAAGGGGTATATGCCAGTAAAGCGCGATCTCTCTTATCTGAGCCTCGCGTATTTCATTATATTGACTGTCTTGATTAGAGGCTGAAATAGTATTGTACTTCAGTCCTTCTTCAAATATCGGCGTTTTCCCGGCGTTGATCGCGCCACTGAAGCTATTGAATTGCTTCTTCAAACGCTTATATGCCTCCTCGGTCAACGACCCGTCAGCGTACAGATAACCAGCGAGCCTTGCAGAATTTTGAAAGAAATTCTTACCCTGCGTTTCAAGAACGCGCGCAAGCTCAATAGCCTGTTTAGCCGTTTCCCACGGCACTATTTCTTGCAAGCCGACTGACAAACCGGAAAAGCGAAACACATTGACCGGAGACAAGTCTCGTTTAATCCCGCCAATTTGCTGATATTCGTATGAAATAGACCTTTCCTCTACCCGCTTAGATAAACGGGAAGCCGGTAGGGGCCAAATCTCAAACCCGTCATTATATAAAGGTTCCGCCACGGCTTCACCATGCAGCGCCGCCGTCCATGCCATTTCAGACCAAAAATCAATTCCAGTTTGTAATGGGTTAGGCGATACAGCAAAAGCATCTACATGCTTAAAGCCCTCACCTTCAGCGCCATCAATGCGCTTAAACTCTAATGGTATTGATCCAACTGTTTCCGCAATAATAGACACACAAGCAAAAACGGCGGATACCTTTTGAGCACTCTCAGCCCCGAATATCCCACCATCAACGCCGGGGCCGGACCAACCAAAATCACCATCAGGCGTAACAGCGGCGGCTTTCTGTGCCAGCTCGGGCGATATGAAGCCTGCAATTCGGTCGCGTATGCTCATATCATTAATACCTCTCGGTCTTCATATACCGACCTCGTGTTTTCTTCTTCATGCGTTGCAGCCATTGCCATTGCCATTGCAAGCGACACCATACCGTCAATACGACCACTAGATTTAACTTTTGATAGTTTCCGGTTTCCTGCGGGATCTTGTTGCACCACCGCGTTTGCGGCGCACATAGTCAAGACGGGGTGCCCGTCATGTGCAAGCTTCCTTGACAGAATAGCTTCCTCAGTGTCCCGCAAGGCAGGAGACATGCTCACATAACCTTGACCGAACTCGACAAAATGCTTTTCCATTTCGCTATCAGTAAAACCAGCATCTACAAGCCAGCTTTTGAAGTGTCGCCAATTCCAACGGTCAAAGGCGACCGACCGCATATCAAGCGTATCGAAAAGTCCACGCATATATGTTGCAACATGCCTATAATCAATTGTGCGTCCAGGTATAGTTTCTATATACCCATCCTTAGCCCAAGCATCATAAGGCACCCTATCAGCACGCGCCCTTTCAATAAGGCCCTCTTGAGGTAGCCAAAACACCGGCCTAACATGCCAAACACCATCGATAAGAGCTACAAGGACAAGCGCGGTTAAGTCGCGCACCTCTGATAGATCAAGTCCAGCATAAACGGGACACCCTTTAAACTCTGCAACCGCGTCTATCATGCACTCTTTCCACAGAGAAGACGATATAAACGGGCTGTTCATTTCAACGCGCTGGTTTAAAACCAGATTGCGAAACTCAGGTTCCCTTGCTGGCATCCTAATGGCGTCTTGAGCCATGCCCATTACGTTTTTAGCATTAAGGAAATCCCCATAAGCGGGGTTAGCCTGCTTGATTGCTTTCAAAAGCTGCTTCTTGTCCGTTATATCAAGGTCTATATCACCCGTGTAAAGGCTCAAAACCACTTGCGGATCATTACCCGCCTTAGCATCATCTATTAATACAGATAGTAAATCGTTATCATTCGGAGCCTGAGTACTAATGACCACAGATAAGGGATTATCATGCGCCCCCACCGCCGTTTCTAAAGCATCGTAAAGCTCAGACCTTGGGCCTCTTACCTGCCCTAGTTCGTCATGCACAGTAAATACAGGACTTAACCCGTAAGCTGTTGCCGCCTCAGCAGATAGCGCCTTATATTTTGTACCAAGCTCGGAGCAAAACAACTCCTTAACCGTATCGCGTACCGTTACAAATTCCGCAAGGTCTTCAGACAAACGAACCATCTTTGCAGCAAGCGCAAACAACACCGCCGCTTGGTCTTTTGACTGTGCCGCGCTGTTAAGCTGGCTATTAGGTCGAGCCTCAGGGCCACACAAATGCAACAGAAGTAAAAAGGCGCTGAATGTTGTCTTTGCATTCTTACGGCCAAAGCTAATGATAGCCCGTCTCGTAACATCAGGGTTATCGTATATCTTTTTGACAAGTTTCTTTTGCCACGGTCTTAACTTAACAGGTTGCCCTACAAACTTCCCTTCAGGAATCCGGCAATATTTCTCAATCCAGCGAACATTCCGTTCACCCCGGCGAATCTTCTTAGCCATCAAACTCATTAGGCTTTAAGCGCATACGCCCTTTGCCTTTAGTTTTCTCAGGGTGATAGGTTGCCTGCTGTGTCATACGCATACGGGTGGCGAGTGAACTCATAGCCCTACCCTCGCGCTCTTGCATCTTCAAAAGCTTGTCATATTCATCAATCTCAATGGCCTCTAAACCTTCCATATTGGAGATCAGTTGACCAATGTTTCGCGCAGCTATAGAATGCCTGCAATACTGAGAAAGTAAGTTATGTGTTTCAGGAGGGAACCAGTCAGCAGGTAAAGACCCTATTATCCTGTCCCACTCCTCAGCCTGTACATCTGTTAAATCGGGCGGCGCTATGGGCCGTGCAATAGACTTACCACCCTGAATAGGAACCACTGATGCAGCGGCAGAAGACTTCTTACCACGATCACCCATGCTGCACCTTTTACGTTTATCGAAACTTTTTCTCTACGGGTTTATAAAAGATTGACCCCACATACGGTCCCGCGCGCCAAAAGCCCCAAAGAATTGACCCCCCGCCCATATATTTACGGTTATCGTAATTACTTGTAAGCAACCTTAATGTTCCCGGCGCTAAAGGTTGCGGCACCTCCGGCGTTTATTCTTATTCTATCTAATTCACCTGATAGTGTTTTGTCACCAGCGCCAGCGCCTATCTGCTCAGTGCCTGAGCTGTCTATTAAATTAGATGAACAAGCCCATGTGTTACCGTCGAACCTTGTTAATGTAACATATGCGGATCGTGTGTCGTTGGATGCATCGCTATGCAAGCCGAAAGATGTGGACATCGTGGATGTGTTTCCCGCAATGCTGCCATCATCTTCTACATCTCCATATGAACCGTTATAGCCTGTGGCCTCTATGCCGTCACTATCTCCGATCTGGACATTGAATGTTCCAGCACCAGATGTTGAGACCTCTCTTATAAGGATATGAATTTCGTTTGCGCCTGACGCTATGCTGGTAACGTCAATAGACGCGCCGCTTGGTGTGGCATTATATGCCTGTGTCCAAGAAGCCCCGCCAGATGAACCAACCGCAGTCCATGCTGTGCTGCCATCTGTATTCGTGTATATACCAGTACTCCCAGAACCGTTGGTCCTAAAAAATACCGATCCCTGAGGAGCAGTAACTACCGTGTCAGGGTCGGGCGTTCCTATAACTAGATCAACGCCGCCTATCCTTGTAGTAGCGCCTTGAAGTGTAGTGTCTCCTGTAACATCTAAGTCTGTCGTTACATCAAGTGAGCCGCCTATCGTACTGTCACCTGTTACATCTAACGTACTGCCCAAATCAGCCGCACCGGTAATAGTCGTATCACCAGTAACCTCAAGCGTCTTATCAAGGTACATCGGGCGGGATAGCTTTAGCGTGTCGCTTACATAACGGAATATGCGCTCTAATGTCTTAATCATTCCAGCTATGTTCCTTATCAGTAGGCCAGCCGTTTACATCACACGCGCTTGATAGCTTGCGCTTGCTGTTCTTGTGTACGCCTTGATCGTAAATAGTGCGCCGGTTGTGGCATGGTTCGCATAAGCACCTCAGGTTACTGCGCTCTAGCTGTAACTCAGGGGCTTCTTTAACTGTTTTGATATGGTCTACATGTGCGACTGGTATGCACTTTGTTGCTTCACGCTTGTGCAGGACAATAGGCCGTTTACATTCTTCACACCTGAAGCCAGCCTCTGTAATTACTGTGACACGGGTTAAGCGCCACGCTTTGGTTTTGTATAACCGGCGGTGTTCTTGTGTCATGTGCCTAAATAAGTAACCCCAAATGGTGCGCGTCACTGAGAGGCGTTAGGGGTGTTGTTAAACGCAAAAAGCCCCGCTGTTATGGCGAGGCTGTCTATCCTAAGTGCTCAATGCGCACCTTTTGACAATGATTAAACCTTACCCTAAAGGTTCCACTTTTTCAAGCGTTAATTTCGTTAATCGTAAAATTAATTGCGACATATATCCTTATTGGTGTGTTAACCCCGTAATATGAGAGACAACACCCCATATTTTACAACTTACACTTGCTACTGTTCCTTAGCCCAATGCTTGCTAGTGTCGAAGCTACCGTTAGTAATAAGATCATCACCCTCTATATCTTTAATAATTCTGCCATGTCCCCAAGCAAGGCGGCATTGCCGTAGGATATTATTAGGCACTACAACATCAACGCTATGCGCACCAACTCCTGTGCAGACAACATCACCAATGGGAGGTTTAGACAAATAAAGAATGCGCCCGCATTTAGATAACGTCCCGGCCTGTCTTGTGTGCTCTGCCGCATTGTCGCTGTAAGGTAAATGATATTCTTTTCCGTCATTAAAGCGCCGGTTTGCACTTTTTAAGCTTTCTATTTTCATAGCATTAAACTGCGATTTTTTAAAAGAAACCTCTCTACTCCACGCAAGGGTGTCTATAAATATCCATACGAGGCCACACATCACAATCCCTATAATTACAATATCAATCATAACTACTTCCTACGCCCCTTAAAATGCATCTCCACATACATATCGACGCCCATTGTGATAATTCTGTGAGATGTTGCCGGTGCTAAACCCTTCTCTCGCTTCATGCAGGCTATTGTAGTGTCTCCCTGCACCATATCCATGAATAAGCACAAATACGTCTTGCCACTACGGTGCATCCTGCATAAGCCCCTGTCATGCTGTGCCTTGGTTATCCATTCGCCGTGCTTGCGCATAAGCTCTACTTGCTTGATCGATGGATCAAAGTCCCTGCCAGAACCACCACCAACAGCGCCAGGGTCTGATATACGCGCATGAACGGGGGACGTTATGATATGAAACGCCTCTGAAAGCTCACAGGCAGCTCTATACTGGTCTGTAGTTAGCTTAGGTGCGTCCTTGCCCTCGCCGTCAACAGCCTTAGCCATTGTGAAAGGTGCCCACCAAGTATCCTTCATTTTTAGCACGTATTCACGGTTGATAGGGCCTAGCACTAAAGGGCTGTCTGAGCGTACATCGTTTACCCTGTCAGTTATGTTGTACTGGCATGCGTTGTTTGCACGTTCCTGCTTTTCAGCGCGAATGGCTTTACGGACTCTTTGGTCGTATTCACTCAGCATTGCTAGCGTCCTCCGAGTGGTATTTGGCGCAGTTCGTTTTCGTCATAGGCATACCGTTCAAAATCGGCCAACATCCAAGACGCAAGCTCTTTCCAGTTTTCCGGCCTTTCGTCTTCAGTCATTGCTTTGGCCTTTCTGGTAGGGGCATTCAGCTATTGGTCGAAGGTCGTTTGCGCGGGTGTTCCATGCCTTTATTGCGCCCTGTCTTGCCTTTAATTCAGCCTCCTCATGAGTGACGATAAACTCTGGTCTAACGTTAATCCTTGCTTCACATTGAGGTGCTGACCCTTTAGCACCACAGCGTTTACATTCACATACTCCCTCCCAGTACCAACTATCATACACGTGCCAACTCTCAATATCAGCCTCGCCACCACAAAACGGGCATGGTTTTAAATCTTCCATCACTTCACCTCACTGTTGAACATGTAAGGATTACTTACAGGTTGATCGTCGTCATAAATTACAATTGCCAGCCTCTTGCCGTGCGCTGCTGTTAGTTTGCGCATAATTCCAAGCGATACGCCGTCAGGTACACTCTCAGCCTTACTTACAGTCCCAAACGGTACGCCGGATATGCTCGCTAGTTGCGCAATAGTCAGGGCACAGTCACTGTGACATGCAGACTTGCGGCCTCGCATACTGCGCAGCTCCTTGCGTAATTCTGTGCTGTCAAAACACACCCTTGAGCCAACCTCGTAAAGCCATCCTAAGCGGTCTAGTGTTGGAGCATATCTTAGGTGGCTGCTCATGCCGCTGCCCTTCCGTATTTTCTGCGAAGCTCCGCCTCTGCTTTCTCAGTGGTGGCGATATTGCGTTTTCCAGCATCCCTTATGCGTTGGTCGGGGTCTGTTGCCATGCTGTTGCGGCTTGCCAGTATCTCGCTAATCATTACCTCCGTTGCCTTCTGGCTAATGATTTCCTTGCGCTGCCAACACGTGTTGTAAAAGCTGTTACCATGTCCCTTGCTCAAGGCGTATTGCCCTTGGGGGGTTGCAAAGCATTCACGCTGGCTTGGCGGGTGCCTGTAAGTGGCGGTTGCCTGTACATGGCTTAGGCAGGCTTTGCGGATTTCTGCAATATTAGGCCGTACCGTTTGCGCATGGCTTCTGCGGATTTCCTTCCAACCTTTATCAAGAGCATAGGCCGGAATGTCTGCAAGGTCTTCAATGTACGCCTTCAGCGCGGCCGTATCATCCCCAACCCCAAACGGCTTTGCATACAGCGCCATCAAATCATCCATAACAATCGCTTTCACGTCTTCACGGGTCATAGGGCTGCTAACCTTTCTGCATTGGTTTGCTTGGCTGGTGGTTTAGGTCTGGAAAAACAGGAATTATAATATCGCAGGCTCGAAGGCGCTTGCCCATCCTTGGCTATTTTGTCTGCACGAATACGCGCCACGTCATTAATGATTTGGTCTTCGGTTAAGCCAGCCTCTAGCCATGTGTTAATCAGATACAAGTCAGCCATACAGCGAACCATTTGCAAGCCCCCTGCTTCAATAACTTTTTGTTGGAAATCACCCCCATCATCACAAGATGATGATATGTTAATATCATTATCTATTTGGTTTTGGTTTTGGTTAGGTTCGCTTTGGGTTAGGTCTGGGTTTTCATTTTCATAACCGTTCGCTTTACCTGTATCGTTATTTTTCAATGACTTAGGCCGACCGCCTAGTTTACCGTTTTGCTGATTTTGTTGAACTTTTTTTGAAACGTTTTTGTGAATTTTTGTGAGCTTTTTTTGATACAGAAACCCGTCTTTTTCTGTAAAAAACTCTGCAATAGTGTCTTTAATCTTACGCCATTTCGCGGCACTTAATCCCGCCATGCGAGCAAGCTTTTTGTCGTCACTGACAAGCCTGCATTCAGGAGACCTCCAAGCGCACATAATCAGCAATAGATAAGCGCCGTGTTCCTCTGTAGTCAGGTGCCGCGTATCAGCCAGGTACGCGTCTGTAAATACCGGCAATGATGGAAACTCAGCCATTAGGTACGTGTCCTGTTCTCTGATTGATTACACGCCTCAAGGATGGCGTAACCAATCATATGTGCAATCTGTGGGATTATTGCGTTTCCGCAGGCGGCAATTCTGTCCACCCAATGGGGAACCCCATCACGGCTTCCGCGAAACAAGGGTGGAGGTAAATCGGGTCGGTTGAGCAAGTCCGCAACCCCTCGCACATTTTCGCGCCACGAAAGTCCGGAGAACCCTTGAACCTGCTTCTGCCTGCTCCTTTGAACTCGTTCTTTCCGATCGTAGGTAGAAAATACCTTTTCACGGCAGCGGGGAAACCGTTGCGTGGCTCTTGGATATTGAAGTTCCCCCGTTTCTGACTGTCGTTTGCTCGAGGGGTAGGCAACAATAAACGCGCGTTCTCTAAGGTGGATCGCGCCCAGGCTGGCAGCTGGTATATTTTCCCATTCCGCATCATACCCGCATTCGGCCAAGTCTGAGAGTATTCTTGCGAACCACCCGCCAGGTTGTTCAGTAGGGCCTCTAAGCAGATTTGCGACGTTCTCCACGATAACGTAGCTTGGTCGTAGGTTGCGAACCAATCGGATGATTTCTGACCATAATCCGCTTCTAGTATCATTGCTGATGCCTGCAAGGTTTCCTGCAAGGCTAATGTCTTGACATGGGAATCCTCCGGTAATAACGTCAATTGCTCCATCATAATTTAGCGTCCTTACATCTTCATAAACAGGAACATCGGGCCAGTGTTTGTTAAGTACTTTCTGGCAAAATGGGTCTATCTCGCAGAAAGCGACCGTCTCAAAACCGCCCGTGCGCTCAAGCCCAAGAGAGAAACCGCCAATACCAGAAAATAGATCAAGCACCTTCAGCATCACTTAACCCCCATAGGTAGTGCTTGCTGTACTGGCTTTGCTGGTGGGGTTACAAACATGTCAGGCTGCTTGTAAGCGTCCTGTACGCGCTGGCAGGCTATGTCAAAATATTTTCGGTCTAGCTCTATGCCTATGAACTTGCGGCCCGTTTTTACACATGCAACGCCTGTTGTGCCGCTGCCCATAAAGGGGTCTAAAATGGTTTGCCCTACATCACTGGAATTTTTAATCCACAAGGCCATGAGTTCTTTTGGCTTCTCGGTGGGGTGTTCGCTCTCGTCTCGCTGAAACAATGAAACAAGGTTTTTAGACGATGGGTCTTTAATTGTGAAAGCTTTTCCCTTGTACATAAAAAGGCAAAATTCCGTCACGTTTTGATAATATTTATTAGGCAGCGCGGCCCGCTTGTCCCATACCAACAGCGTGTGAAGCTTGAAACCCGAATTCTCCAAGGCACCTTGCATATCCTTGATGTTTCGGCCGTTAGTCATGAAATAAGCGTGACTTCTGTCAGGTAAAGCGTCATATACCACCCCAGCCCAATCAGTAAAGGCTAGGTCGCACTTAACAATATCACCGCTGTTGCCATAGTCTTTCATCCAGCCACCAAAGCCACCCTCAAGCTGCAGGTTGCTAGCAAAACCGCCCTTGGAAACAAGATAAGGAGGATCAGTGACCACAGCATCCACAGGCTCAAGCGCAGGCATGACTTGTGTGCAATCACCGAGTATTAAACGGCAATCACCAATAAACACCTCATCTATTATTGAGCTATTCACAGCGCTTGGCCTCTCTGTATTTGCGCTTGGCTATGCGGCTGCACTCCTTGCAAACTCGCTTTCCGGTCGGCGTTACATAAAGGTTTGCGCCGCTGTAAGGATGCCCCCTTCGGCAATGAGTAATTGACAACCTCTTTTCAGCGGCTGCCTTAACTCCGCTATTTATGGCAGCACGTGTAAATGTTTTCCCATGCTCAATCGTGTGGCACCGGCGACACAATGGCATGATATTTTCTGGTTTATTGTTATGCGGATTATCATCAATGTGATGACGCTCAGAATTTTCACTTCTGCATTTCACACAAGGGCCGATTTGGGGAAAAAGACGAAGTGCTTTTTTATGCCCACGAGCGCGATGCTTGCGCCTTTCTTCTCCACAGTATAGAGTGCAGTCACCTATGACTTGCTTGTCCATCATAGCCCTATGTCCTGATATTTACGGCCTGCATACATGCGCTCTATCTTGTCTTGTGATACAATTGCGGTGATTGGTTTTGTGGGTGAAAATGTCTTAGTGTAATTGGTACTTTCGCCACGACTGCACTGACGGATATAAAACAGCTTGCTTCTTATAGCCGGTACATCTCGCCCAAGTCTCTTCGCCATGGTTTTAATAGACGCATGTCTTGTAACCATATCCAGAAGCGTGGTTATATCTTCTTGCTTCCATTTAACCCTCATAAAGCACCTACTTGCTGTTGTAGGCTAATGAGCCTGTTGTGGGCCTCAAGGCCGCGTGCCAGTAAATCTAGCAGCTCGTTGGTTTCATCTTGTGACCAAGTGCGCCTCATAGTGCGCCTTTCACAGCATTAAACGCCTTCAGGCACTCTGTTGCTTGGTCTTTCAAATGCTTTTGGGCGTTGTGTTCACGTGGGCTTTGGTTCTCTATCATCTCAGCACGGCGGCGCTCTGATTGCTCAAGCCACATTTTAGCCATAGCCTTGTCTGAGATAACCCCTCGAGGGGAAAACCAGCGGTTTAATATCCAGTTGAAAAACTTCATTTCACTATCTCCACTTTCAGCCCGTATTCAGCTTCAATTAAGGCCCGTTTCAAGCGTGACTCGTATGTGTCAAAGCCCTTGAAATCCTCCACAACAAGGCCACGCCGTGTGTCCACATAACGAAAGTCTGCGCTATAGGTTGCTTTCCGTCCGTTTGGGTAGCCCTTAGACTTGATAAGCACAGGGTTTCCCCCGCATGTGATATGGAATTTAGGCTGGCACTCAAGGTCTGTAATTTCACCAGCGCGCTGCAATAGCTTTAGCTGCAGATAGCGGTTTGCCTCCCCGTCACTGTGGAAAGTGCGACCATCTACAATAACCTGCTTTGCGCCGTACTTGTTGCGCTTTCTTGAGCGGCTAGTCATGCCCAAACCTTGAAAGCTATATCAGCAAGGAGCGCGACCACAGCCAAGCAAGACCACTGGCACCATGCCTTATTATTTCCAGCGGCAGAGTGAATTTGAGAGATGATAAGAGTCGACCAAAAAACCAAGGTAATACCAGTCATTTCTTCACCCCGTCCGTTTTGTCCCATCCCTCGCGCACCTTCTGCATACGCCGAGACATCTGGCTGATTTTGTCGTCACCTAAGTCGGCGGGGTTGAAGTCATAGCCGCCGAATTGTCTTGCGTTCTCTTGCTCATTCATTGGGTATCTCCTGCTGGATAAACTTGGCTTCCTTCTAGTATTCCGTCTTCTATGAATTTTTCGCGCAACCTACTAAGCGCCTCCATTTTCTCCATCTGTCCGCGTACTAGTATTTTCGCATCATGTACGCGCTCAAAATCCGTCAGAGATTGCTTTGTTAGGCACTTTGAGAGACGCTTTAGGACTGCGTAAAATTCATCGTTGGTCATTGGTCTGCCTTTCTCTGTTTTTAGTGGGTAAGTGGCCCCGCGTTACTGAGGCTATTTGAGGCCCGTAATGAATATCTCTGTGACACTCTCTACACACCCAAATAACATCCAGCGGCACCTCGTAATTTTCATGGTGCGCCTCTGCTTTTGCTGCCCCACATTTTTCGCAGCTTTTTCTTTTTAAGTGACCACTTCTCAAAGCGTTCCTTACAGCCATGTGTGCTGCGGTCTTCTTTGGGTGCCGTAAGTTGTAAGACCTTTTTGCCTTTAGATAAGCGCTCGACGTTCCAGATACGCCACCCTTCCAGTTATTGTTTTTATTACCCCTACAGTCGCGCTTAGGGGTTAATTTAGCAGCACAGGAGCGGCTACAAGTTTTACCTTTACCCGCGTTTATTTGCCCTTTACGTGTGTAAAAAACCTCATTACAAACCAAACAATTCTTTTCAATTTTTGACACAACAGACTCCAGCGCCGCACTTACCAACTAAAAACAAAGCTTGGGAATGATGACAGGGTTCTCACCTGCATTTGCCTCGTAACGTGTATCCGGCTGTTTTCATTAAACTACACCACTCATAAGTAGGGACTTTCACCCCTTGCCGCCCGGAGCTATTAGGAAAAAGGGCGGTCACTAATCGAAACAAATGCTGGAATTTCACCGGCTGCTAAGTAACCAACTGAGCTTGAGGGCTTTCCCTCGCGTTTGCATTTTTCATCTCCCACTAATGCGCCTCTTGGGGTTTGGGTGGCGCGGTGCCCATCAGGGGGAATTACAGGCGTGTTACTCCTTCTTCTGCACACGCTAGGCGCAGGGCGTTTAGGCCATTTTCTGCGCGGTCGATAAGGGGGGCAAGCATGGCTTTTTCATCTTGGGTTAACTTTAGGTCTTCAAGGGCTTCGGCACCCGCTGCACTTATGCGTGTCAGGACCGTCAAAACCTTAGACAGTGGCGTGTCGCTGGTGATAGGCATGGTTTTCATGCGAGCCGGTGCCAATAGCTTGTTAAAGAAACTCGCACCAACAAGGTTGTTCTCAGCTAGTGCCGCTATCTCTGCGGCGGTTGTGGCGCGCACTTCAACAGGTGAACCAGACAGTTTGCGCTCAAACGATGTAGGTGTCCTGCCTATTGCCTTTGCCGCCTCTATGCGCTTGCCTTTGTCCTTTGCAGGAAACTCAGGGCGCAATAATCGCGCTACATTCGCGTTTCGTTCTCTATCGTTTAACATTTCTATATTCCCCGTTTATTGTATGCTCCGTCAGCATCTTGATTGGACGACGGTAGTAGGGTCAACAACCACCAAAAAAGAGCCGGTACTCGAAACATCTTTCCGGCAAGTGCCCTCAGGAGGGAGGGTCAGGGAGCTGTTAACCAAAGAAATCATGCCGCGACCTCATCGGCGCTTGTGTCGAACTCAAAGAAATCGCGAGGTGTTATTTGCTTAGGAAAAGCTGAAAGGATTATTGGGTGCCACTTACTTGGAATTAACCCATCGGTTCCGCCTTTACTGCGAGGATATGTCCAGCAAAGCATTTGCTTACCGCTTAACCCCGTAATTTGTGAGATTGCGTGCCGCCCTACTCGCTCGCAGCCGCAGCCCGCTAACCTGAAAATATGTGATGCCTGTTTCTTCATGAGATAAAGAATAAACGTTTTTCGTATATTATGTCAAGAAGTATTTATACGATTATAGTACAGGAATATAGTAATGCCTTATGGCAATATGCCCCGCATGGCAAAAGAACGAACTTGGTTTAAGAACAGAATTAAAGAGGTAGGCAAGAAGCAGATAGAGCTTGCCCGTATACTTGGCGTTGAATCACCTAGAATATATGAAATATCTAACGGCGAACGGAGAATTCAAACCAATGAAATCACCTTAACCGCTAGGTTTCTTGAAATAAGCGAGGCTGACTTACATCAGTCACTGCGTGAAAACAGATTGATAGTGTCTGCGGGTAAAGACTTAACCTCTATAGAAACAAGCTTTTCGTCTGTACCTGTTGTTGGGAATGTCCAGGCGGGGGCTTTTATCGAGGCGTTTGAAGAGTCTGCCCTAGACTATATCCCTATGGTGGGTGGAGAGAAAAACGCTAATCTTTTTGCGCTCAAGGTTATAGGTGACAGTATGGATATAATCTATCCAGAAGGTACATTCCTTGTTTGTCAGAGAATTTTTGATTACCCAAAAGAACTGAAGGACGGGCTGAAGGTTATTGTAAAGCGCCGAGCCGTTGGTGATTTATTTGAGGCTACTGTTAAGCAGTTTAAGAAAAAAGGAAATGTCACAACACTGACGCCCATGTCTAACAACCCAAAATATAAAACTGTATCCTTCAAGAACAGCGGCATACACCACCATGACGCAGGAGTACCAGATGTAGAAGTGTGGGCCGTAGTGGTCTGGGCTATAAGCCCGCAGGGGTAATGCGCTTATTAAAGAAATAAGGGGTACAACGTGTCTTATATAGAAGACAGTTCGGCAACAGGCGAAGAATTATTATATTCAGCGAAGTTTCATTGGCTCTATAGTATATGGGCTATTTTTCTAATAGCCACGTTAATACTATCACCATTCGGTTTATATCTTTTTGTAATAAAGTGGACCACAGAAACCGGCGTTACTAGTAATCGGTTTGTACTTAAAACAGGTCTCATTGCTAGAAAGACAGAGGAAATTAACCTGTCTCGCATTGAAGAGATGAACCTGCAACAAAGTATCCTTGGCAGGATTTTTGGATACGGAAAATTAAAAGTTAATGGCACTGGTGGCAATTTTATTCTTACCCCGTCAATTGATGATCCTGTAAAATTAAGACGCGAGATAGCAAACGCAAAGAACTGTTAAGGAAGACATATGCTAGAGGCTATATATTTAGCGATTATAGGTGCAACTATTTTTAAACTGGCCAGTTATGATAATGAGGACGACATGAGCTTATTTGATAAGGTAGGTTCTTTTGTTTTTGGCTCCATTTCTGTAATTTTTGTTGTTTGGTCCTTTATAGTGGCGCTTCCACATCTAATGTAATGGCACGCGCTCAAGAATTACATTAGACCCCATCAGGGCCACCATATCTGCTAACGATAGCAAGTTTTGATATGACGCAGACATCACACGAAAGCCTCTGTTAATAGCCGGGGCTTTTTCTTTGTCACAAATCCCATTCCGTAACATTTATGCAATTAATATACGAATATCGTTCTTTTAAGTGTTGACATAAATATACGTTTTTCGTATTGTGTACCCATCAGCAGCGACGAAGCGACCACGTCAATCTCGCTGCACTAAGCCTAAAGAGGGCGGTATCAATCGCTACGGCATTAAGAGCCGCCCTAACAGGCCAACGGGGATAGAAGATGAACAAACAGTCAGACATAAAACAGCAGGAACGCTTTTGCGCAATTAACTTTAATTGCCGCACAAGCTCAATGGAAGACAGCCGCAAGACAGCCCAGGCCCTCACGCAAGCTTATGAAGCTGCAATGAAGGAAATCATACAAGCGAGCGACCTTTCCGACGACGCAAAATTCGGTGCAGTTAAGTCTGTGAAAGACGGTGTTGAAGACCTGTTTACAGATGTTGACTACGAGTTTGATCAAGAGATTTCAGCGCTGAAAATTGAGGCGGAGTAAAGACAATGATAACCGAATTAACCGCAGAACAAGAGGCTTTACTGCCTGTTTTTAGAGAGCAGTGTCGCGCCATTGGTTTATCAACTGAACCTATAGATAAAAATGAAGCGAAAGATGCGGTATCCAACCTATACACCGAAGCAGGTCTTGAAGCGCCAAAAATGATATTCGTGTGCCAATCACCAGCTCAGGCGTTGCTAATGCGCGCTATTTTGAGGAACACCAACCTCGGGGACAACCTCGGGGACAACCTCAAGGCCAACCTCGGGGACAACCTCGGGGACAACCTCGGAGCCAACCTCAGGGACAACCTCTGGGACAACCTCGGGGACAACCTCGGGGACAACCTCTGGGACAACCTCGGGGACAACCTCTGGGACAACCTCGGGGACAACCTCGGGGACAACCTCGGGGAAAACCTCGGGGAAAACCTCAGGCGCGCTTATGAATATACATACTTTTTGGGTGGTCAAGATATGCCGTGGCTTGCATTTTATAAGTTTGGCCAAATGATTGGTGTTACGTATGAACGGCAGCAGCACTTTGACGCTTACTGGCGTTATGCAGAAACTTGCGGCTGGGGTTATTTCTATCAAAACGTTGCTTTTGTCTGTGATCGACCTACTACCTTGGCGTTCGATAATGACGGTCGCCCTCATAACGAAACGGGGCCAACTATAGAGTTCTCAGATGGTTACAAGGTCTATAATTGGCACGGAACATCTGTTCCCGCACACTGGATAGAGGACAAGGAAAATCTGTCGCCGTTAGAGGTTTTAAGAACTGAAAACGTGGAACAGCGGGCGGCCGGTGCGGCGATTATTGGCTGGCCTAAAATGCTTAGTGTTCTTGACGCCAAGGTGATCCATGACAGCGGTAATCCAGATATAGGTCAATTAATAGAATTGGCTTTACCGGGTCTCCCAGAACCGGGGCGCTTTCTGAAGGCTGAATGCCCTAGAAACGGCACAATATGCGAAGGTGTCCCCTACATATCCGATATAGACGGCTTGCCGATTGATACCGCCATTGCAGCGCAAGCTTGGCGCATAGGCGACCCGCAATCAGATTATATTCATCCAGAAAAAAGGACTTAAAAATGAAACAAGTTATCGGACATCAAGGTGAAATTCGTATCGTTAAAATTGACGCACTGCCCGCCGACATGCAGGCCGAAGCTACCGACAAAGGACAAAAAGGTTTTATTATCAGTCACAGCGAAAACGGAAATCACCACCTTTTAGTCGGTGACAATGTAGCTGTCATTGAGCGTCAAGACGTACCGTCTGGCATGCAAATTCTTTACGGCATTGTAAGCGGCGACGCTGAGTTGGTTCAGGATGCCGCAACACCGCACGACGGATTCAGTTTGCCCGAGGGTTTTTACGAGTTTCGCATAAGTCGTGAATATGACCCTTTCGCACAACAAGCTCGGCGGGTGGCAGACTAATGAACACCTACAACATAATCCGCGATCAGTGGTTAAAGACAGTAACGCCCCTCACTGCACGTCAAAAGCTGTGGAACCTTGCGGGGGCTGTTTATGTGGTTGTTTTGTTCGTGGTGTTGGTTTGGGGCGGTGCGTTTCTGGATGCTTTGCTCAGGGGGCAGATATGAGCGAGTCTAAGGTTGACAGAACTTATAACACTTTTCGACATGATGTAGGTGCGTGTTTCACATGTCCGCGCTGCGGCTTCCTTGAGGAATATGTCAACACAAAAACACTAGGTTCTGTCACTACGGACTGCAAGTGCGGTTCAAAAACTCATCATTTTATAAATGACAATGGCAAGCCCGTGTTTCGTCTAATACCTACGGCCCGCGACCTTCAATATATGGAGCGGTTTCCAAACAAGGTTAGCTCTCAGACATACGAAACCGCCAAGTACAACCGCCAATACTGGCAGGAAGTGTCTGGCGATGTGCCAGCGGATTATTAGGAGAGAGATATGAGCAAATCGAGCAAAATTGACACCCTCCACACCACAAACACTACAGCCTAATGAAGGGTATTTGATATGAGCAAGTGCTTAGATATCAATGACGCGGTTACTGAGTTGATAGTCGCAATGTCCGAAAATCCAGATCGGTTTTTGGTGAAAGAACTTACAATGACTGATCGCGTGGGTAACATTGTCTATTGGGCCTCAAATGGCCCATTTCATGCCGGAGTGTATGCGCCATTTGAAATGAAATTTGGCTATAGAAACGGGAAAAGGTTTCACCGCGCATTAAGGAAATTGAAGTCCGTTAAAGTTATTCAGTCGCTTCAGTCGGAGGCTAGAAATGACTAAGGCACCAGCCCATACCCTCCTTATCCCCAAAGCACCCAACCATAACCGGATAAAGGACAGCCAAGCGCGTCCAGCAAACGCTGCTGAAAAACGCCACCATAACAGAATTGCGGCTATGGGCTGTTTAGTGTGTGGCGCTAGGGCTTGTGTTCACCACGAACGCGGCAAACCAGTTGGAAAGCGCGACCATAGATATGTAGCGCCCTTATGTCCTTGCGACCACCAGACGGGCAAGAACGCACGACACGTTATAGGGTTTGACAAGTTTAATGAGTTGCTCGGGTTCAACCTTCGAGAATGGGCTGAAAGAGAATGGGCGGTATCACAGAGATTGGAGACTGAGAAATGACATATAACACCACAAAGATAAGCAAAGAGCTTAAATCGTGGGAGCAAGTCAAGGAAATGCTTGCAGGTGAAGACCTAGACCCGCAAACGCTATTTGACACCCTTGATGGCGAAACTGAGCTTGTAGAGGTGTTGTGCGCCATTAAAGAAAGTGCCCTTGAAGACAAAGCGGCGGTTAAGGGGTTAGACACCTATATTTCAGACCTACAAGGCCGCAAATCCCGCATCCAGAAAACTATAGAAACTAAGGATTCTATTATCCTTTCCACGATGGAGCGCGCCGATATTAGCAGCTTGAAAAGCTCCCTTTTCACTATATCGAAACGCAGCACGCCGCCGAAAGTCATTATCAATGATGAAAGCGAAATTCCGTCCAGTTACTGGAAACAGCCAGACCCTGTTTTAGACAAGAAAGCACTCAAGGACGCCTTGAAAGACGGCGAGGTTCCCGGCGCACAATTATCAAACGGCGGCATAGCCCTAAGCACGAGGATATTATAAAATGAATAATGTAGTAGCACTACAGCCAGAACGCTCGCACGACCTTACAGCGCCACAGTTAGACTTAGTCAAGCGCACGGTTGCTAAAGACTGTAACCGCGATGAATTTGATATGTTCATTGCAGTTTGCAAGCGCGTTGGCCTCGACCCGTTCCGTAGACAGATAAACGCCGTCATTTACAATAAGGATAAGGTAGACAAGCGGCAAATGGTCCTGATTACAGCAATTGACGGCTTACGAGCTATTGCTGCGCGAGCTGGTAACTACAGGCCGGACGAAAACCCGCCTGAAATAATCCTTGATGAATCCTACAAAGACCCAAAAACAAACCCACGAGGCATTGTAAGCGCAACCGTCAAGCCTTGGAAGCTTGGCGCTGATGGACACTGGTATCAAATATCAGGTCAAGCCTATTGGGAAGAGTTCGCGCCGCTTATAGAAGGCGTAGAATGGGTTGATACGGGTGACGTTTGGCAGGATAGCGGAAAGCCTAAAAAAGAGAAGCGTCCTACAGGTGAATTTACCTTAGACCCTAAGAACAGCTTTTGGCGGAAAATGCCTAATATCATGCTGGCAAAATGTGCAGAAGCTCAAGCTCTTCGCAAAGGGTGGCCTGAAGATATGTCGGGCATTTATGTTCGTGAAGAAATGCACCAAGCCGAAACAGCAAACGCCTCTGACATTGTGGAAGACCACGCAAAAACAGAACGCCTAAAATACGTTGGCGCACATAATAATATTATGATTCAGTGGCGTGCAGGTGAAGAGCTTCAGAATGTCCCTGTAGGTGAATTTGCAGACAAGTGCTTTTCCTTCTTTAAAGAGAGTGAGAGCGCAACAGAATTAACCGCGTGGAAAAACCGCAACAAAGCAGGTTTGCAATCCTTTTGGGCACAACATCAAAGCGACGCCCTTCAGATTAAAAAGGTGCTTGAGTTAACAATAGAGAAACTATCTCAAGCATGACCCGCAAGCCTAAAATATGGAGTCGCAAGGTCCATGCTAACGGGCATTGTATGCTCTTACCCTGCACGCGTGAAAGTGAGGCATGGTTAGAGCGTATAAATGCAGACTCCCCCGTAAGGCTTGACCCTAAGCAGCCCCGTAACGGCAAGCACCATTGTATGTACTGGTCCATACTCGGGGAAGCGGCGCACAACACGGAAAAATACAACGATTCCACTGCCTTGCATGAAGCAATTCTTATGCAGTTAGGCATGTGTGAAAAGCGAATAATCGTACAGCCAAACGGCGAATGGCATGTGACATGGGACCGAGACAGCACAGCCTTTAGTAAGATGGATCAAGCGGCGTTCTCTGAGTACTTCGAGAAAGCAATGGGCATTATCGAAACAGATTTACAGTTCGACGTGCAAGCGCTTGTTGAACAGTGGAAAAAAGAAAGGGCGGTGTGATGATTACGCCACACCCTGAAGACATACAAAGGAATCGATGATGGAAGATCCAGACCTTAAAGCTGCGATAGATGATTACAGTGCAACAGCGGAAAACGGCATTCTATGTTTAAAAGAACGGATCGACGGGTTGGAGCGTAAACTTGATAGTCCACCAAAATTTGACCACGCAATAGCCTACGAACAATGCATGAGGGCGCTCGATGGAATTTACAAGCAAACTGGCATGGTTGTTTTTTACCTTGATGATGCAGAGGCGTCTCTTACTGACAGCCAGCTCAAGGAGTTAAAAAATCAGATTAAGGATGTTTGTTCTGATTCAAGAATGGCTAATCGACCACTTCTTCTTGAGGGCGGTTTAAAGGTGAAAACGATAGATATGTCTAATCAAATATCACAGCTTTTAGAAGCTGCTCACTACCACCAAACGCAAGCTAATAAGGAATAACTAAATGGTTGGAAGTATCAAGAAAGGAATGAGTGATGAACAAATTTGTTATCCAAGAAGTTGCAGATGGTTGGGTTTTAACCCAATCCGATGATGAGGGCAACGTGTGCCCAGACACGCACAAGGCTACAGCGCGAGGCGTGATAGCAAGGCTAATGCAACTTATGAAATCGGGGATAGTTGCCCCGCAAACAAAGCCTGAGGTTGTTAATATAGATATTGTGACCGTTAAGGCCGACAAGGACGTAAAATAATGAGCGGTAGTATCAATAAAGTAATTTTGGTTGGAAATTTGGGCCGTGACCCCGAAGTCAGGACCATGCAGGACGGCTCGATCGTTGTTAATCTATCTATCGCCACAGGTGAAAGTTGGAAAGACCGTTCAACAGGTGAGCGCAAAGAACGTACTGAATGGAACCGCGTGGTGATTTTCAATGAGACACTTGCCAAGGTCGCGCAAAACTACCTGAAGAAAGGCTCGACCGTCTATATTGAAGGGCAGCTTCAAACCCGTAAATGGACCGACCAATCAGGCCAAGAGAAATATACAACGGAAATAGTGCTGCAACGTTACCGGGGCGAGCTAACCATGCTTGGCGGTAAAGGTGATACTGGCAGCTTTAATGACGGTGCTCAAGGTGGCAGCGATCAGGGCTTTGGTGGCGGTGATTTAGACGATTCAATACCATTTTAGGAGATAAAAATGAGTGATTTAAAGGCTACCGTTGAACTCGCAACACAAAAGTTAGCTCAACACGGCATCAACAGTGGAGGCCGACAATGATTGAGATTATTGCTGATATGCACGAAGTGAAGGGCCGCAAAGAACACCGATGTCATGATTGTGACGGAATTATCAGAAAGCATGAACACCATCTCACTGGCACATATAAATATGATGATATTTACACCATTCGAAAGCACAAGGCTTGCGCAAAGTTTAGCAAAAAACACGGCGATGTATTTAGGTGCAGTGATATGGGCATTCCGCCTATTTGGGATTGGGAGCACGGCTGTTTACCTGATGATATTGAAGTTCAACGATTAGAACTTCTACAGAATGCCAACAAAAGCACAGAATAGGAGAGAGATATGAGTGACCTATTTATCACCGTTACCTTTAAGGCGGAAAACGCTAATCAGCTTTCGGCATTAACCCGAGAACTTTATCTAAAATATCCTATGGCTATGACCACTGGTAAGGGAGTTCGCCTTGCTGGCTGGAACCAGCTTGAGGGGGAGGAAATAGACCAGTTTCTGAACCCCGATAATTACAGTGTCAGCAAGCGCCCTGAAGGGAAAGGGTAACGGAGGTTTATATGACACAAAATGATAAATATGGACGCCATGAATGCTTGGATAGAACCAGCATAATAATGAACATGATTGGAGGGCTGCTTCTTGAGCATGAGGGCCTAACCAAGAAGGAATTTCAATTAGCAGAGGCTGCTCATGACTCTCTTTTTAATCTCTACCAAATGATAGGAAAGGGTAAATAATGAGCCGCCGCGCCTGCAAATTTACAGTAACCGATATTACCCGCATTGTGCAGGGTGCTTATCGTGCATCTGTAAAAGAAGGCGTTCCATTTATTGTGGAAGTTCATCCCGATGATGTTATCGTGAAGCCTAAAGAGGACCGCGGTAAAGAGGGGACTTGGGATGATGTGGCGTAAAAAACCGAAACATATAACCCTAGTAGAGGATAGGCACGGGAAAATACGGTGCCGCTTTCGCAAAGGGAGGTTGTCAGCATACATAAATGAGGATTTAGGCACACCGGCTTGGTGGGAGGCTTATCACGCCTTATTAAAGGGTGACGCGGATAAAGACGCCCTAAAAAGCAAAAGCGGCACCATGTGCGCCCTTATAGAGATTTATTACAGGTCGCCTGAGTATAGGAACCTTGCAGACAGCACCAAGGCTAATTACCGTGGTATTCTCGACCGTTTCAAGGAGGAACATGGTCACAGAACGGTTGCAGGCATGCAGCGGAAGCACGTTAAATCTATTTTGAATAAGAAGGCTCACACACCAAACGCCGCCAATAACCTGCTAAAGAAGCTTAAAATAATAATGCGCCTGGCATTAGATTTAGAAATACGCTCAGACGATCCGACCTTATGCGTTAAAATGCTCAAGGTTAAATCATCAGGTCATCATTCTTGGACGGATGAAGAAATTAAGGCGTATGAAGATAAGCACCCGAAAGGCTCAAAGGCTAGGCTTGCTCTATATCTGATGTTGTATCTGGCTCAGCGACGATCAGACGTTGTCAAGCTTGGAAGGCAGCATATGAAAGACGGGCTTATTAGGGTATGCCAGCAAAAGACCGGCGTAGAATTATGGCTCCCTATCCATCCTGTACTAAAAGAGGAACTGAACCGCGTGTCAGGACAAATGACCTTTCTTGTTACTGAGCACGGTAAGCCACACTCTGCAAAGGGATTCGGTAACGTTATGCGAAAGTGGTGCGATGATGCTGGACTGAAGCAATGCAGCAGCCACGGATTAAGAAAAGCCGCCGCTAGCAGACTAGCCGACGCCGGATGCACAGAAGAAGAAATTAAAAGCGTGACGGGGCACACGACATCAAGTGAAGTTAACCGATATACTAAAGGGGCAAATCAGCGTAAATTATCCGAGTCTGCGTTTAGAAAATTGTCCAACCTTTCGACCTAG